TAAATTCATCTCTACCTCCTTGTTAACATTGTTTATCTTTCATCCCACCACTTACTCGACCTCCATGGTGTTTCCTCTTGGTCTTTCCGCCTTTCTTAAGCTTCCTGACCTTTCCACCTCTCTTACCAGCCATGACCAGTTTTTGACCAGTCTTCTTGGCGTGATCCTGCGCCTGCTTAACGCCTGCGGAAGTGTAACCGAATTTTTTCTTTCCTACTGTTGGCATTTATTCCTCCTTTAGCCATCTGGACCTGAGTCCGATTCCTTTGGGACTTACAACGCCCCCTTTCTTCTTAACTATCTTGCTTCCGTGCTCTTTAGTCCATTTCTTGGCGATCTCAGGCTCTTTCGCCCATAAGTACTTTCTTTGTTTTTCTGACTTGAATGGCATAATATCTCCTAATGTATCGTCGGTTTTTCTTCGGGCCTGAAGTGGTCTAAAAATTCCTCAACGGCGTGGAAACTGTCGGCTACCGCCTGGAACATTCGTGCCGTGTCATGCGGGCCCAAGGAGTCCGCGTACATGTTACGAGTGACCGCCATCAGTGATGAGCACACGAGCATGTAGTCTTCCTGAGTCTTGATCTCGCTTCTAACAAGATCCTCAATTTTCTTCATGCTGTCACTTATTTTTATTAGTGCCCTGTCCATTTCCCTTACTTTTTGCAACTCTTTCATTTGATTGGTCCTTCATTGCTTCCCTGGCAGTGATGATGCTCTCCTTCATCATTGACATTGCTTCGGCGTTTTGCTGCTTATCAGCATCTGCTGCCAATTTCATTACATCAATGCTTGTCTGTGTTTCAAGCTTGTCACGTTCAAGATCCATCTTCTCTGAATCCATGATCATGTCTTTCTGCATTTTAGCCTGAACTTCAGCCGCACGCAAGTCAATTTCCTGCTGTTTCAATTTAATGAGCGGATCCTTAGGCTCCTTGCTCATGCGTGCCTCTTCATCCTGTGACAGCTGCGCAGTCAATTTAGCTTCAAGCTGTGCCTGTTTAGCCGCGATCTCATTAGTTAACTGATCCATTTGCTGCTGCATCTGCTGCACTTGCTGTTGCGCCTGCGGATTCTGCTGCGCCTGTTGTGCAGCCTGTTGCATCGCCTGCTGTAATTGCTCAACCTGTTGTTTGTATTGTTCCTGAATCTGCTGTCCAGCCATCAGGGCAATGTGCTCTGATATGTGCGACTGCAGCATTGAGTAAAGCTGCGGATTTATCTGCACCATGCGCGTGAACATGAATTCAGAATGTCCTTGTATGTGTGCTGAATGGTCCTGGAACGGAAACGCCTTAGGGGCTTTTCCCTTCATCGCCATTGCATTCTCAGTCGCCGGTCCTGTCGGCTCCGGCTGCTCCGGATCAGGTTTAAGTATGGCGTCAACGTTGTCAACCCCCATCGCCTGATACATTCTTCGATACGCCTCACGTATATTGTGAAGCTGCGGCGCCATTGTCGCCAGTTGTAATTGCTGCTGCGCCAGCGTTATTCGCTGCGCCATTGAAAAGATGTTAGGATCGGAAATTGGAAGAATGTCAACACGATCATCAAAGTCCGACTGCTTGATCATTCGATCCCCACCTACAACCTGATAAGGATATTCCGGTGGAAGATACAGCTGAAAGACTTTTGCGAGAAGAGCGAACTCGCCCCTCTGCGCGTAATGGCAGCGCTTGTGAATAGCGCTCATGACTTTAGTTCCACGCTCCAATAAAGCGAGTGTCGTTCCAACCGGATTCTGCTCGTTTCCTTCCCCAAGCTTCATGTCGGCGATCGCCGCGAATGATTTTCCCGCGTCAACCGCGAATCCCAGTAAAGCGAATAGAACCTGTGAAGGCTCCTTGTAAGGAAGTGGAAGGAGTGATTCCTTGATGGAAGTTCCCGTCACGTCCACGTCCCTGAATTCCCCCGGCTGCAAAGGTTCGTCATGGTCGCGTATGCGCATTCCACGAGCTTTGAAACCTGCTGGAAGGTTCGCGAGTGTGCCAGCATCAATTAACTGCCGCAAAACACTTGTTGCTGTTCGCGATAACCCACCCAGCATGTGTATGAGACCGAAGCCGTAAAAGCCCAGTCCGGGGAGGAACTTGTAGTGTACAAAATAAGAAGTCTTGTGAACGTCCTTGTCATCTTCCTTCCAGTTTCTTCTTATGGACAGGACGATTCGTGAAAACTTGTCAATGGTTATGATGTACGGCATCTTGATGCCGTTTTCATTCTCGAATCCCGGCACGTCAGCGTTGACATGCATCTCCAGGATTTCGTGTTCGTCATCATCGGAGGCGTATTCCTTCTGCACGCCCTCCAATGTATTCACCTTTTCGGTGACCTCCGACGGATCGACGGTTCCTGTCGGAACCTCGACGTCGCGATAAAATTGGCTCACCTGCATTTTACGCAGCTCGTTGTTGTTCATCTTTATTATGTGTGTAACACGTTCTGCAGATTCCAGGTCCGTTGCCATATAATTAATAATAAGATCCTCGCCCGTTACGAACTTGGATACGGCGCGTGCCAAGATTGGGTCATAATAGACCTTCTTGAACGCTGAGCCGGCCAACGGCAGATAGAAAAGAAGCTGATCCATCTCTGGATCAAATTCCTTCATCACCGTCGTGATTTGATAATTCATAAATTCCTGCACTCGTTTCGCCTGCTCCATTATTTCAGGAGTCTGCAATCCGATTACTTGGGTACGCACGGGGCCGCTTGGGGGGAGAAGTTCCTTATATGCTTGGGCTTGAAACTGCGTTACAGATTCAGCCAATAAAGGATGTACGACCCCTGACGCACCTTCGAAGGGCTGGGTTCGGTTTTCATATTTGAAACCGAGCATGTCAAGGCCTTTGACGTAGGTGTCTTCCCAGTCCTTCCTTGACTCCCTGTCCGCTTCGAATGCCGCTAGCAAATCACTTGAGAATTTGCCTAACTTTGACTCATCGACGTAATCCGCGAGGTTTCCGTCGAAAGGAATTTGTGACTTATCAACGGGGGCGTTCGGATCGAAATTAACCTCGGCTCCACCGTCAGGTGTCTCCGTCAATTCAACGTCCGATTCGAAATCAACCACCTGTTCCGGCAGCTGTATCTCCTGACCCACTCCATCCATGTCGAGTGCGCCCTGCAATGCCTCCATCGCCTTGTCTATGTTATTATTTGGATTTTTTCTTTTTGCCATTAATCTTTTTTCTTTTTGTAATATTTACTTAAAATAGTCGGTCTATCCTTTGTTCCCTTATAATGAAACTTGCTTAAAGGGCTTCCTTGAAGCACAGATTTTCTCTTTTCAAAAGTACTAATCCCTTTCTTCCCTAGTTTTTTGCTCAAAAACTTCTTGGCGAGCGCTTTTCCCGCCATTCCTAATATTTTTCCTACTACCATTTTCTCCTCCTATGTAGTTTCCAGTGGTGGAACCACGTCATTCAGAATGCCGTAAGGTTCCGGTCCGCTTTTGGGTGGAACCGTCTTTGTCAGTCCGCCGTCCTTGTACGCCGGAAGCCCTTTTGAGATCTTCTCAATGGCCTTTGGATTTCCCTTGATCATCAGCGTCGGCACGTTGTAGAAAACAGGTGATTCATCGTACTGTCCTCTCGCCGTCTGCTTGGACTGGATTGCCGTTTCAAAGTAGTCGGCGCCAGTTTTTGCACGCGCCTTCTTGATTGCGTTTTTAAGAATTGGCCCATAAGCCTCTAGATTCCCCCTGTAGCTTCTGTCCCCCGGAAGCAATCCTCGATTCTTGATTGCCGGAGTTGAAAAAGCCACACCGTCGTATTTACCATCTTTTGCCATCCGAAGCAAATACTTAATTGCGAATTCCATGTAATCCTGTGAATTCTTGAAAGGCCCTTCAGGAATTCCGCTATGGTCGCCAACGGCGCCCTTCGCTTTTTCAATTCCCCTGATCTCCTCTTTCGCCGCGTAGAGCTTCTGAAGCTTATCGGATTTTGGATTCGTCGCCAGGAGCCTTTCTATCTGTCTTTGTATGTTCGCCATCTGCTCCAAATTCGCCGTCGCGACCTCTATGTCCTTTCTTGGCGCGTAGCGTGACGCCTTCAGCGCTTCCCTGTACGCCTTTGAAGTCGTGTCACCTTGCGCCTCGAGCTTTCTCATCTTTCTTAAAGCCGCCGATATGGGCTGGTGCATGTCGGACTGAATTTCTTCCATAAAAATGAACTTGTTTCCGTACTCATCGATTCGATCGGAGATACGTATA